GGCGGAAATCACATCATCGAGAATGTCATCACTCGGGCTTGGGAGGGCCATGTGTACAACCTTGAAACTAAATCGGGGTGGTATTCTGCGGGTAGAATAGCCGTAAAAAACTGTGGGTGCAAGGCCAAGGGCATTCTGGAGATGGACTGATGGCAACGATCAAAGGCATGGATCGGCATATCAAGCGCCTCCAGAATATGCGCAAAGCCGCAAAGCAGGTCACAGGCGCGCTTTATGCAGCCGGACAGGATATCGAACTGGATGCCGAGCATTCAATCACACAGGGCGCTATTTCGGGCAAAGGGCATGTGCCTTCTGCACCGGGACAGCCGCCGAATGCTGATACCCATACCCTCGATACGAACATCGAAACCGAGATCAAGACTCAGAACCCGCCGACCGTCCATGTGACCAGTCATGCGGATTATTCAGCGGCCCTTGAGTTCGGTACATCGAAGATGGCGGAGAGGCCCTTTATGCGGCCTGCCACCGAAAAGAACCGCAAGAGCGTGTCGAGCAAGGTTGCCGATGCGGTGCGCGTGACTATCCGCAGAGGATAACCCAGATGAAATTTGTTGATGCTGCGCCGCTCGCGGGAACGCGACGGACCGGAGACGGCTATCTTGTGGCTGAGGTGAAAACTGCCCGGACGGGGATTCAGGACTATGCCGGTCATGAGGTTGGTAAGCCCGATATGCCCGTGGTCAAGGTTTATCGCCCTGCCGATCAGGTGTTCTCCAAGGACAGTCTGGCCTCCTACGCCCATAAGCCAGTGACGAACGATCATCCAGACGAGGCTGTTTCGGCTGAGAACTGGAAAGACCTCGCAGTCGGACAGATCGGTGATGAGGTGGCGCGGGATGGCGAGTTCATCCGAATCCCTCTGATCGTCATGGATGGCGAGGCCATCAAGGCCGTTGAAGCCGGAAAGCGCGAACTTTCCGCCGGCTATACCTGTGATCTGGCTTTTGAGAGCGGCGTCACGCCTGACGGCCAGCCATACGACGCCATCCAGAAAGATATCAGGATTAACCACGTGGCCATCGTCCAGCGAGGCCGCGCCGGTTCTGAGGCTCGCATTGGAGACGATGCGCATTCGTGGGGCGTAAGCCCTGTCCCTGCAAATGATGGATTGAAAGGAAGGTCAATGACGACCCGTACCATCACCGTTGACGGCCTGCCGGTCGAATTGGCCGACAAAGACGCCCAGATCGTGCAGCGCACGATTGACAAGCTGACGGCAGACAATGCCGCTCTGGCTGACAAGCTTTCCGCCGCCGAGAAAAAGGCGAAGGAAGACGAAGAAGAAGCCGAAAAGAAGCTCGCCAAGAAGGATGCCGAACTGGATGACCTTCGGGGCAAGGTTCTCGACGGTGCCGCTCTGGATGCCGCCGTGCAGGCCCGTGGTGATCTGATCGCCAAGGCCAAGGCAATCGCTCCGGAAGTCAAGACGGACGGTCTGTCCGATGCGGCTATCCGCAAGGCTGTCGTAGTCGCCAAGCTGGGCGATGCCGTGAAGGACAAGACCGAAGCCTACATCGATGCGCGCTTCGACATCCTTTCCGAGGATGCAGCCGGCACCGAGAACCTTCGCTCGGCTATCTCCGGCATCAAGCCGACCGCCGATAGCGCGAAGGCGATGAACGACGCTTATTCCAAGAGCGTCTCCGATCTCAACGCATGGCGCAACCAGTAAGGAGGCCTCACCATGCCCATCAATTTCAAGGAAAACCTTTCCGCCTTCGCCGTTGGCCGTCGCGTCAACATGGAAGAGTGGAATGCCATCACGCGGACGCTGGAAGACACTGCCCCGCTCGATTTCGGCGTCCCGGCTATCGCTGGCACCGCAAATCATACCTGCGCACCGCTGACCGCTGCCGATCAGAATGTGCTCGGCATTACCGAGGCCAGCGTGGTTCTGCCGCGCCCCGGCGATCAGTATGCCCAGTACGACAACGTGGCGATCTGCGAGAGCGGCGTCATCGGTGTGCTTCTGGGTGCCAACGTCACCAAGGGCGCGCAGGCCCGTTATGACGTGACGAACAAGGCATGGACCGGCGCTGCCGCCTCGGCAACGGTGCTGACCATCCCCGGTGCGCAGTTCGAAGAGGACGGCACGTCCGGCTCTGTCGGCGCTGTTCGCTATCGTCGCCCGATCCCCTCTATTGCAACTGGAGCCTAAGCGATGAACCAGATCGTGAATGACGCCCAAGCTCTGGCCTTCGTTACGGCGCAGGCCTACAAGATCAACCAGACCATCTACGAGACGAAATATCCCGATTGGGATTTCTCGCGGCTGGTCTTTGTCGATACGTCGGGCCCCGCCTGGTCGCCGGGTATCCTCACCTACATGTCGGACCTGTCTGGCCGTGCCAACTGGCAGTCTGGCTATGCCAAGGATATTCCGCTGGCTGATGTCTCTCAGGACTATCAGACCAAGAATTTCCATCTGGCGGCCATCGGCTACCAGTACAATCTGGAAGAGGTCAATGCGGCCATCCAGATTGGCGGCAGTCTGTCCGACCGTCGCGCCCGCGCCGCCCGCTTGGCTTACACCAAGTTCATGTACGATCTGACCCTCAAGGGTGCTCCTGAAAAGGGCTATGGCGGTCTGATCAACTATCCGGGCGTCCCGCAGGCGACCATTCCGGCAGACGGCGCCGGCGGCGTCCCTTATTGGGTCAACTCCGCTGGCGTCGGCACCAAGACCCCGGCGCAGATCGTGCGCGACATCAACATCGTTCTTCAGGGTATCACTCTCGATACCTTCGAGATCGAGTATGCCGACACGATCCTGCTCCCGGTCGAGGCGCTGAATTACATCGCCGCCACGCCGTACAGCGACAACACGATGGAAACCATTCTCTCCTTCGTGCTGCGCACCAACATCTACACCCTGACCACGGGCCAGCAGCTTACGATCCGTTCGGTTCGTGAGCTTGGTTCTGCGGGTGTAGCGCCGAACGCCGGCACGGGCCGTCTGGTCGCCTACAAGAACGATGCGGAATATGTGAAGCTCCATCTTCCCATGCCGCATCAGTTCCTGAATGTGTATCAGGATGGCCCACTGAACTGGACCGTTCCGGGCATCTTCCGCACCGGCGGTGTGGAACTGCTCACCACGGCAGCTTTCCGCTACGCGGACGGCATCAGCCAGCCTCCGGTCACTACGGGCAGCTAATGCCTGATAATCGGCCTCCGGTACATGCCGGGGGCCATTCCCTGCCGTTCAAACTGCTATCCGGGGATACGATGCGCGTTCTGATCGACGGCATAGAATTCGCGCCTTCTGGCTTGTCTGGTGGAAATATCGGCATTGCGATCACGACGCACAATCGCGGTGACGTGCTTGCCAAGGCACTCGCCCAGCATGAAAAGCATCGGCCTGCTGGGTCGGTGATTGTCGTGGTTGACGATGGATCGAAACAGCCGGTCACGGTGCCGGAGTGGGTGAAGCTGATCCGGCATGATGCTTCTCAGGGTATCGTTGCCGCGAAAAATGCCTGCCTGCGCGCTTTGATGGATACCGGGTGTCAGCATCTGTTCCTCTGGGATGACGATGCTTGGCCGGTGTCCGATGGCTGGCATCAGCCATATATCGACAGCCCGGAGCCGCATCTGGCCTATCAATTTCTTGATCTGGCTGGACCTCGCAAGCTCAAGGACATCACCATCCTGCATCAGGATGCGCGGCACGTGGCCTATTCCGGTCAGCGCGGGGTTATGCTCTATTACCGGCGCGATGTGATCGAGAAGATCGGTGGTTTTGACTGGGTCTATGGCCGGGGCATGTATGAACATTCCGACCTTGCCATGCGGATTTACCATGCCGGTCTGACATCATGGGCTTTTGCCGATGTGGCCGGATCGGAAAAGCTGATCTACAGCATGGATGAGCACGAGGCCGTGACACGTTCGGTTCCGGCTGCTGATCGCGATGTTCTGGTCAAACGCAATGCCGAAATCCATAACCGGCGGCGGGATGCTGGATATACGGCCTATGTTCCGCTGATCGAGCCGGGGAATGTGGTCCTGACGTCGATGCTGACCGAAGCGGCGGACCCGCAGCGCGGCACGAGATTGCAGGCAACGCCAGACATGCTGGCCGATTGGGCCAAGAGCATCAAAGGCGGTAAGGCGGTCATTCTGGCCGATCATCTGGATGCGGCACCGGCTGGCGCTGAGATTGCAAAGGTCGATCCATCGAACCAGAACCCGTATTTCCTGCGCTGGCTGCATGTCTACCAGTGGCTGCGCGATCATCCAGAGACGGAATGGGTCTGGGCGACGGATGGCACCGATGTGGAAATGCTAGCCGAGCCGTGGGGGCATATGGAGCCGGGGCGGCTTTATCTCGGCTCGGAGCATAAGACGCTGGCCGACCAGTGGATGCTGTCAAACCATCCGGCCAGCCATTTGCAGGCGTTTCTGAAGGAAAACGGCCGTCGCCTGATGCTGAATGCTGGACTGGTCGGCGGGGATCGTCAGACGCTTATGGCCTTCGCCCACGATATGATGCAGGACTGGCACTGGCTGTCCGCACGGAGGTTCTGGAACATGGAGCGCGCAGGGGCCGAGATTGGCGACATGGCTGCTTTCAACTTCGTCGCCTATTCCAAATGGGCAGATCGGATCGAAACCGGCCCGCGCATCAACACGGTTTTCAAGACGGAAGGCGTGGGGCGGGAATATGCGTGGTGGAAACATAAGTGAGGTCACGTCTCATCATCCACGGTCAAGCCAATCCGTTTTAAAAGCAACCGCCCCATTGAAGTGATGGTTTTCCCGGAGACCTTCAAGGTACCTGTTTTAGGGTCATAAGTTGGAGCTGCCGGTGCACGTGGTATTTTAAACTGCCGTTTCAGAAGGCCGAGTTTGAATAGTTGCTCGTAGGCGATATCAAAAACGGCTTCCCGGTCAATTTCCTCTTCATCAGACTGGAAATGGGTCATTGGATGGGAAATGGTGTCTTGATGAAGAGCACGAAAATCTTCATCAAATAGATATTTCTCATGGTTGCTGGCGAGAATAATGATCTGCTGATCGTCGATTTGTTCGAGAAGATTAAGGATGCGCTTTGCTTCAATGCGCTCTTTTTCTTCTCCGCTAAGCCCGTACGCTACAACATTTGCGATGTATTCTCTTCGCTCATCACTGGTGGCCCGGACTGATTGAAACGCTCCGTCTTCGAACAGGTCTGCGCCTTCTACGGTTTCAGCGGACGCTTGGAATAGTTTCTGATCGAGGTGTTCGGTCTTTTTATTCAGCCTGCGCAAGTAGTCCACGATGCGATCCTCACGCTGGCGAGGAATGAAGTTGGTGATCAACTCGCTGAGGACGGGGCCGGCAAACGGAATAAGACCTACGGTGCTGCGGACAACCATTGCTCCGACATCGGAAAGATTGGTTCCAAGGTTGGGCATTTTGTCATTGGGGTTTTCGGTGTCTGCCATGAAAAATACCCTCCTGATCGCGGGGCTTATCTGTGTTGGAATAGCCACAAGTTATGGATTGGCGGCAATGAGAGAGCCTCAGTCTTACTGGTTATGGTGCATCGCTTTTGGCCTTTGCTGACTTCGATCAATCGCGAGTCGTGACGGAAGATCAAATGAAAATCTGCATAGTCGCGCACCACGCGCGCAGGGCGCAGGCCGAACGGCTTGCCGCCGATCTAGACGCGCATGTCATCTTGGATGAGGTCGGGCTGGGCGCGCTCTGGGGCCATAGGAAGGCGCTGGAATGGGCTGCAAAGCAGAATGAGCGTGTCGTCGTCATGGAGGATGATGCGCTGCCGGTGGCTGGTTTCCGGGCGAAGGCACAAGCTTGGCTTGATGCGATGCCGACCGATCTGGTCAGTCTGTACCTCGGCACTGGTCGCCCGCCGCAATATCAACCCCAGATCGCCCATGCGCTGCGCAGGGCTGACCAGTGGCGCGAGACCTATATCACGCTGCCGCAACTGATCCACGGGGTTTGCTATTCAATCCCGGCGAAAATGGTTCGGCCTGTTCTGGATCGCCTACCAGACCGAGGGGCAGCGGATTTCGCAGTCGGGAACGCTTGGAAAGCCATCGGCGGGAAACATGTCGTTTATGCGGTTCGATCTCTGGTCGAGCATGAAGACTGCCCCAGCGTGGAAAAGCACCCGGATGGATTGGAACGGCCACAGGTCCGTAGGGCGTGGCGATTGGATGAGGATATCCTGAATGTCGTATGAAGCCCTCACGCCGGCCCGTTTCAAGGAATTAAAGCCGCAGTTCGCTGCGGTCGATGATTCCGTCATTCAGAACTATCTCGATATGGCGGCTCTATTCGTCGACCAGTCTTGGCCGGAGAAGTTCTATGAACAGGCATGGGCGGCCTATGCCTGTCACCTCATGACGCTGGATGGCCTTGGCGCCGACGCAGAAAGCCGATCAGAGGCTTCCGGTCGCTCTCAGTACCAGTCTATCAAATCCGGCGAATTGACGCTGACGAGGTTCCAGAAGGACGCGGGTGCCATGGATTATTCGAACTGGTTATCCCAGACCAAGTGCGGGGCTTATTTCTGGCAGCTTCTGCGGATGGTCAAGGCCGGTCCTCGCGTTGCAATCGGCGCAGTTGGCGGATGCGCCTCGCCATATGCCAAGGATCATCTGACCGGCGTCTATGGCTGGCCGGGAGTGTTCAATCTATGACCGGACTTCTCGATAGCGACGACATTCAGCAGCTTTTCGGGGATGTATTCAGCGACATCTACGGCGACGGGGAATTGATCCGCGTGGATATGGTGCGCGGCCCCGGTGGCGTACAGACGCCCTCAGAACAGCCGCCAGCGCCGGTGAAGGTGCAGATGGATCGGTGCGATCAGGCTATGCGCGATGCGCCGGGATATTCCGACACGGATGTGAAGCTGCTGATCCTGCAATCGGGGGTGTCGGGCCGCAAGCCGAATACTGACGATATCGTCATCGCGCGGGGGCAGCGATGGAAAATCTCTGGCGTGACAGAAGATCCGGCGCGGTCCTACTGGTCCATGCGCGGTATCCGGCAGGCGACGGGCCAATAACTCATGAAAAACAGATGGTTTCGCGTGGTTGCCGATCATTTCGATTGGCGGCCCACACGCGGCTTTATGAAAGCCTATCGGCGCGGGCAGATCGGTTTCGGCACTCGTGCATGTGTCGAGGCTGGCCTTGCATCTGGAGCCATTGAACTGATCGAGAGGCCAGAAGGCGCGAAGGTCGGTAAGGACGGGAGAGTGATCTTTGGCAGTTGATATCAGCAAGGCCCTACAGATCGCCGTAGTAAGCCGTCTGGAGGCTTTTGCGCCTTTGACGGACATCGTTCCCGTCGAACGCTTATACGGCATGCAGCCGCCCGCAAATCCGGGTTTCCCTTATGTGCGGTACGGCTTTCCGATTACCGGAGGTTTCGAGGCAACATGCTGGGACGGTTCGACCGTCCGCGTCACTCTCCATGCTTTCGCAGAGACCACATCGGCAGGGGCCGGAGAGGTCATCGTTTCCGACGTTGCCGCGTTGATCGTGCAGGCAATGGCCGATTTCAACCCAGACACGATCAATGTGATCGACTGCGAATTCCTTCAAACCCGCATCTTGCAGGATGGGGATGAGGCAGATCGGTTCCACGCAATCGTGGAATTTTCCATCACGGCTCAACCTGTCTGAAAGGACAAATCTCATGGCACAGGCTAAGACCCTGAAATTTGCTGACCAGCTTCTGATGCTGGGCGACGGGGCAACCCCGACCGAGGGCTTTGCGGCTCCCTGCGGCTTCACCTCTCTCAATCTGACGGTGAACATCGAAACCAACACCACGAATGTTCCCGATTGCGACGATCCCGAACTACCGGCGTGGCTGGAAAGCGATGAAGTCTCGAAACAGATGGTCGTCGGCGGCTCCGGTGTTCTCGACCGTGACGCCATGGACACGTGGCGCGATTGGCTGATGACCGGCGGCGAGAAGAATGTGCGTTGGGTCACGGCTGGCTCGGCTGCTCAGAACGGCGGCTACTGGTCGGCTCCGGGCATTCTCACTCAATATGAAGAGACTGGCGAGCGGGGTCAGCGTTGGCAGATCAGCACCCAGATCACGCTGAACGGCAAACCTGAATGGACACCGGCGGGGTCGTAATCATGAGCCTGAAAGCGGAAGTTACCTTGGCGTGGGGCGACGGTGAATATCTGTTCGCCCTTCGCGGGCGGGAAATCGAGGAACTGGAACACGTCTGCGGCAAGATCGGCATTGGCGCGATTTATCAGCGCGTCGTGATGGGCGTGTGGTTTTGGGGCGACCTGTATCACACTATCCGCCTTGGCTTGATCGGCGGTGGAATGGGTGCGGTCGAGGCCAAGCGCCTTGTCGACACCTATGTCGGTCGAGAGAGGGCGGAAATACCTCTGGTATCTGGCCCAAATAGCCCTGAGACGGTGGCGCAAGCCATTCTAAACGCCGCGTTCCACGGTGTGGGAGAAATCGATAC